TGAATCCACCCATCACAAAATACGGCACAAAGAACAATGCAAAAATAGACCCATGCACAACGTACCTTGACAACCGAATAACGACACGATTTATGCGAAGGAGAAGAAATGAAATACAGCATAACTTTCGTATTCGAATATTGGTTCGATGGTTCCGATTACAAATGTCATAGAACCGAGGCCAGAATTTACAATGATTTGAATGAAATGAAGTTCAAGGAGATATTAAGAAATCTGGTCAAGAACACGAACAACATCATTCGAATCGAGGTCGAATCATTATGAACACCTACAAAGTGATTCAAACCTCAGTCGTGAGCAAGACAAATGACGTAACGTTCGGTCAGACACGCGACATGAGCCAGACAACCAGAGAACAGGTATTTCCCGACTTCAAGAGCGCAAGTGAGTTCTTCTTCCTCTGCATGAAGCAGGTCAAGGACAACGTACTGTCCGGGTACACGATGCATTTAACCGTCCGTCTGTACGAATATCGTGACTCAGGCAGCGTTGAGATAGACCAGTTCGTGTATAACGGAAACAGAGAGGAGGTGAGTCCAAATGGAGATTCAGATTGATTGCACCTTCTATCTGGTGACGTTCGCGCTCGTGGTTCTCGACTTCGTTACGGGGACCGCAGCAGCGTTCTGCACCAACAGCTACAACAGCTCGAAGATGCGAGAGGGTCTGATGCACAAGTTCTCGTACCTTCTCGTAATCGTGTTCGCGCTGCTCGCTGACTGGCTGCTCGTTCGAGTCGGAATCGAGCAGGAGCTGGGAGGCTGGATTGTGACGCTCGTGCTCGTGTGGGTGTGCTTCACCGAGGTCTTCTCGTTCATCGAGAACGTGGTCTGCATTAACCCCGAGCTTGCCAAGGCCCCGTTCTTCCGCTACTTCACTTCTAACGAGTCAATCAAGAACTTCTTGGACGGTGAGTGATGCTAGACGTAACTGACGTGATAATCGTGATTCTCATACTGGCATCCATGCTCGGTATCGCGCAGTGGTATTACTACAAGAACAAGTGCGACCGAATGGAACGGCAGCTCAGAAGAATCAGAAGGGAGCGCATGCGAAATGCTTAATGGGGTGGATATCTCGCACTACCAGCGGGGGCTTGACCTAGCGGCACTCAATCATGACTTCGCAATCATGAAGGCTACCGAGGGCACGTCGATGGTTGACGAGTGCTGCGACAAATGGGTTCAGACGGAGCGCAGGAACGGAAAGCTGTGGGGCTTCTACCACGTGCTGACCACCGCAACGGGAATCGCTCAGGGCGAGTTCATGCTCGACATGTGCGAGAACTACTTCGGCGAGGGAATCCCCATCATCGACGTGGAGGGAACCGGCAGCCACTACCCGAACGACCCCGGACGTGTCTATGACATGGCGAACTACCTCATCGGCAAGACCGGGGTAAAGCCCATCATCTACATGAATCGCAACTGCATGCTCACGGCTGACTGGTCGCGCGTGGTGGGTCTCGGCTGCGACCTCTGGATTGCCCGCTACCCGTACTCCAAGGTCAACGGCTATGACTACGACACGGGCAATCTCGGGGATGCAAAATACTGGCCCTATTACGCCATGTGGCAGTATACCTCCAACGGATGGCTCGCGTCGAACAACCTGAACGTCGGAATCGACCTCGACGTGTTCTTTGGCACCGAGGACGCATGGCGCGCATATTCCGCTGGCAGCTCCATTCCAGAGACCGACACGAGCGAGATGCTTTCCGCCGTCAACTCGGCGCTCGAATCGCTGAGCGACGCCACAGAGAAGGTGCAGCAAATCAAGGATTCAATTAATTAGGAAGGAGGAACGCAAATGGGGAGAATCAGGCGCAAAATCACCTACACCATCGCGAGCTATGCGTACCTTGACGATGACGGCGAGACCATCAAGGCAGCCGAGCCAATCGTCGGGCGCATCCGCAGCCAGAGGACGGCCGAGCGCATCATCGAGCGCAAGGTCGGCAGGCCCGTAATCATCACCAACGTGAGCACCGTCACCGAGGTTCGCGAGATGACCGCAGAGGACTTCATCACGCACTCGCAGCTCGTTGACACGTTCGAGGACTAGAAAGCAATCCATATAAGAAGGGAAATCAACATGTCCGAGGAAATCTACAAGGTCGATTCCAGCAACGCCGAGCTCGTTTCCGCCGTCGCACTTGAGAACGTCGGCATCCCCGGCTTCTTCATCACGCTCGACACCGAGACCATGGACGGGAAGATTGCCTACACCAACGCCTGCAACGACGCCGAGTCGCTTGCCGACCACGAGGGCGAGGTCATTCACATGACCGGCGCCTTCATCGTCCCCGGCTATCGTCGCGACCGCAACGGCGGGCCGTCCCGTCCCTGCGCGAACACCTACCTAATCGACGCAGACGGCGTGGCCTACTTCTCCCAGAGCGACGGCATCGCCCGCTCGCTCTCCCAGATTCACGGCATCTGCCCCAACCTCGACGGCGGCAACGGTTACCTCCCCATCGCCGTCAAGTCCAAGAAGCTCGCTAACGGCAACACCATCAAGTCAATCGTAATCATCAAGGAGTAGTCGACTAACCTAACGGCTATAACCATTGCGCGGGGTCGTGAGAGCGGCCCCGCGCTTTCGTAGTCGGAGGTGACGCGTATGGCACGCGCACGCAAGGCGTCTGATGACGCCTACAACACTCGAAGAAGGGCAAAGCGACTCATTGCCCGAATGAACCGGCAGGGAAACCTCACGAAGAGCGACCAAGCGTACATGGCCCGCCTTCAGGAGCTGGTCAACAACTCGTACGCGAGGGTGCGCTCGGGCGAGACCGCAGCCGAGGCCGCGTCACGCGCGGAGTCGGCAATCAGGACACTCGGCGGCGTCCTGCCGCGAGGCAGGCAAAGCACGCGCGCGTCACGCGAGCAGGCGCGCCGAGACGCCGTTCTCAGGCGTGAGATAAACATGGGCTCGGCTAACCTCCCAACAACGAGGTTCGGGCGAGCGGGTCGCACCATGGCGTCAATATTCTTCCGCGCGACGCAGCGCATGTGGGAGAACGACTCCGGGGACCGATACGAGGCCGTACTGAGCTGGTTCAGGCAGTACGGCGAGACCGTGGGCTACACGGGAGACGTAAACCTAGAGGGCGTGTTCGACTTCGTGATATCGAACAACTCAGAGGCGCTGGTGCAGTTCTGGAACGACCTCAGAAACCGGGGCGGCGAGGAGGGCGGGCCCGTCAGCTCGACGCAGGACCCGTCGTTCTTCGACGAGCCGGAGGAGCTGGTGCCCTATGACGTGAACGCGATAGCGATGGTAGAGGTCATGCGCTGATGGCCCGCAGGAGACGCGGGCCAGAGTATCGCGTCGCGGCATCGTTCGACACGGAGACCTCGAACGTGATGATTGGCGGCGAGTGGCACGCGTTTCCAGTCCTCTACCAGTTCGGCGACCTTCGAGACGTCGACATAGGCTCGTACGAGCTGGGCATGGAGACGGCGAGGTTCTTCCGAACCGAGAAGAGGGCGCTCGCCTTCATAGAGACGCTGGTGGGCTGGGGCATGGACGAGGGCTGCATCCCCGTCGTGTGCGGCTACAACCTCATGTTCGACCTACAGTCGCTCATATACGAGCTGCGGCAGGAGTACGAGATGGAGGTCTGCGCGCAGTCGGCGACGCACGTCTACACGCTCGACCTCATGCTCGACGGGCGCAAGGTTCTCCGCTTCTGGGACACGTTCTATCTGGAGATGGGAGGTCTCGCCGCGATGGGCGAGACCTGCGGCCTGCCGAAGCTCGCCGGGGACTGGGACTACGACCTCGTGAGGACGACCGACACGCCCCTCACCGACGAGGAGCTGGGGTATGCCCTGCGCGACGTGCAGGTGATACCCGCATACCTCCGATACGTGCTCGACGCGAACGCGTGGGCCAGGCCCGACATGCTCGGAAACAAGATACTCACCAAGACCTCGATAGTGCGCCAGATGGGACAGCGCGAGATTGCCAAGATAAAGTTCGAGAAGGCGAACGGAAAGAGGCTCACCGTGGGGTGGGCCTTCATGAAGACCTGCAAGCAGGAGCTACCTGCCAACTGGGAGACATACGGCATACGGCGCGCCTGCTTTCGAGGCGGTCTCACGTTCACCGCAGGCAAGCTCGCCATGAGACCGCATTCCAACGTGTGGTCGTTCGACGTGACCTCGATGCATCACGCGTTCATCAACGGCAGGAAGACGCCCGTGCGCTTTCGCGAGTTCGCCCCTCAGATTCTCGACGGGATACTGGGCAATATAAGAAAATTAACCATAGAGAAGGTGCTCGAAAGCTATGACCGCCCGTTCGACTACGCGTTCGACGCATGCATACGAATCGAGGGAATCAGGCTCAGACGGGGCACGCCCTTCGAGAGATGGGGCATCGCATGTCTCGCCGAATCGAAGTTCAGGCGCAGCGTCAACGGCTTCGCCACCATGAACCAGCGGGGTATCCGAGCCGAGGAGTACCTGAAGGCCAACGGCTTCTGTGACGTGGCCGACAACGCGACGTTCGCGTTCTCGAAGCTGGTATCGGCAGACGCCGTAAACGTGTTCCTTAACGAGCACGAGTGGTGGTGCGTATGCCAAGTCTACGAGTTCGACTCGTACGAGGCGCTGTTCGGCGAGGCGACCATGAACTTCCGAACGCCGCCCGACTACATAACGCTGCAAAGCAACATCCTGTTCGCGCGAAAGAACGACGCCAAGGTGATAAACAACTCATATGAGGAGGGAGTGCCCTATGACCGCGAGATACCCGCCTCCATACCGTCGGGCATCGCCGACGAGCTGCGGGCGGGCACCATGTCCGCCAAGTTCTTCGAGTCATGGTACTCCAGCACCGTCAAGGGCAGCTTCAACTCGATATACGGCACTCAGGCGCAGGACATATACAAGCCCGACATGGTGGTTGACGAGGACGCGGAAATCGACACCGATGACGCCTCCATAGTCCGCCCGGAGAACTGGGAGGAGCACCAGCCGGGGCAGTGTAAGGTTCTCTACACATACGGCTCGCGCATCGTGGCAGGCTCGCGCATGCACCTCGTGATAGCCATGGAGCTGATAGCGAGGGGCGTTCCCGACGCCCGCGTGCTTGGAGGTGACACCGACTCGCTCAAGATATCTACCAAGGAATCGAGCGACGGGGACATTCTCAGGGCGCTGGAACCGCTGCATGTCGCGGTGCGAAGGGCGATTGACGTAACGCAGCGCCGAGTGCGCGAGCTCTACCCCGACCTCGCGTCAGACCTCGCCCACATCGGCGAGTTCGACTGCGAGGGTCTGAGCGAGCGTCACGTGGAGCTTTGGAACAAGTGCCGAGTATACCAGAAGCACGGGACATATCACGTAACCTGCGCGGGGCTGTCGCGCCCACGTGGCGCGTACACGATAGAGGACTTCCTGAACGACTACGCCGGGGATGACTTCTCGCGCGTGCTCGACGCGATGGGGTACAACGTGTACATACCGCACGAGATATGCCACAGCCTGCAACGGACCAGCCCAAGACCGTCCGACGTGATTGACGCCGACGTGACCGACCACATGGGCGAGACGCATCACGTCCACGCCCACGAGGCCGTGTGCCTCTACCCGCAGGGGCGCTGGATTGGCGAGTCGACCGCAGGGGTCAACTCGGAGAACCTGAGATACATGAGAAGGAGCGGCACGCAGCCGGACACCTGCGCGCGCAGGCTGTCGCTCGACGGCTCTCCGCACGTGGAGATGATTGGAGGTGACTATTGATGGCGGACTTCACGACGCACTACGACTGGCCGAGAACGCGCACCTACGACGCCGACACTACCATGGTCATAAGCTCAAGAGGGCCGGGAAAGACCTATGGCCTGCGCTACACGTTCGTCTCGGACTACCTCAAGCGCGGCATACGCTTCGCCGAGGTGACGAGGCGCGCGAACGAGCTCACCGACCTGTCGTTCGGGTACTTCGACAAGATGACCGCAAACGACGAGTTCCCAAACCACGTGTTCAAGTCGACCAGTACGAAGGCGTTTATAGCGGAGCGGCCCGCCGAGGGCGAGAAGCCCGAGTGGCAGCTCATAGGCTACTTCGTGTCGCTGTCGCAGATGCAGCTGTGTAAGAAGCGGACCTTCGTCAACGTGCGCAACATCCTCATGGACGAGGCAGTTCTCGACGCGCGAGACCGCAACCACGACTACCTCACGAACGAGTGGGGGCTGCTCACGCAGATGGTCGACTCGCTCACGCGCGAGCACGCTGGTGACGTGGACAAGCTCGGAAAGCCGCATGTGTACCTGCTCGGAAACAAGTGCGACCTGCTCAACCCGTACTTTGCCGTATGCGGTCTCACCGACGAGCCGTCCTATGGCTACACGTGGCACCGCAACAAGACGTTCCTGATTCACAACGTGGAGCCCGGAGAGTACGAGGACCGGAAGATGGCCGAGACCGTCACGGGGCGCATGGCAGCGGGCACCGACGAGGAGCAGGTGCTCAGGGGCGAGGGCTTCACCGGGAACAACCCGGACTTCGTTCACCGCAGGCCGAGGACCGCCAAGTACCAGTTCGGAATCGTGTTCCACGGGGACCGGTTCGGCATCTGGTACGACGAGCGTCAGGCGTACTTCTACGTCGACTCGAAAATACCGAACAACGCCGCGAGCGTATACGCGCTCACGACAGAGGACAACAGAATCAACTACATCATGGCAAAGTCCTCCGAGAAGTTCCTGCGGAGCTTCTGCGAGTTCTACGGCATGGGGATGATTAGGTTCTCGACCGTCGTGATACGCAACAAGTTCAACCGCGTCATGCGCCTGTTCGGCTACCGCTAGTGCTACACTGTAGGCAAGCCCGAAGTACCAAGGCGCCTTGCCTCCGAGTGAGTAGACGTAGGAATACCCGGGATGCCACGCGGGGAACCGCGCCCGGGCGTCGGCGAGTGATTAGGCCACCGCTTTCAACCCGGAGACAACACCATGCGTCTTGCGAACCGGGCCCTTTCTCTATGGATTGGAGACAACCATGACACTTCCCAAGACAACGCCCGCCAAGGATGACACCACACCGGTCAAGGATGACACCACACCGGCCAAGGATGACACCACGCCCGCCAAGGATGACACCACACCGGCCAAGGATGACACCACGCCAGTGAACATCGGGCAGGTGCTCAGCGACTTCATGGCGTCCATGCGCGAGGTTCAGGAGAGCGTGCGCGCCGACCGCGAGCGCATCGAGGAGCTACAGCTGGCCAACGGCCTCGTGATTCGGCAGGGCGCGCCCGACAACACGCCGCCGACCGCGCCACCCGATGACTCGTACATCGACCCCGCGCAGTTCGACCCGAGCAACATGGACTTCAAGATTTGATATAATTGCATGAACCGCAACCCGTAAGAAGGGAGCCGAAATGGCCGTAAACAACAGCACCATCCTGACGAGCGCGTGGCTCAACGGCAGCAACGACTACCAGCAGCGCGTGCCCGACCCCACGCAGGCGAGCGTGGCCGAGCAGATTGAGTTCCTGACCACGCCCATGAACCGCAAGTACTTCAACGAGTTCATGGACAACTTCGTCAACCGCTTCTGTGACGCCTACGTGCGCTCCGACGCGTGGGAGAACCCGCTGCGCAGCTTCGTGCGCGAGTACAAGTACGGCTCAACGATTCAGGAGACCTACTTCAAGTGGATTAAGGCGCACTCGTTCCAAGATGACGCCGAGACGCTTCTGAAGCTCCACCGACCCGAGGCCGAGACCGCCTATCACACCGTGAACTACGAGGTCACCTACCCCATCTCCACGAACGACTACGAGCTGATGGACACCGTGACCGACGAGTACGGCCTCAACCGCATCATCTCCGGCATCATGCAGGTGCCCATCAACTCCGACCAGTATGACGCCTACAAGACCATGGTGCAGCTCATCGCCGAGTACGAGGGTCGCTGGGGCTTCTACAAGCACAACCTCTCCGCCGCGCCGACCGACGAGGCCACGGGCAAGGAGTTCCTGACCGCCGTGCGCACGTACGCGGGAACGCTCGCCTTCCCCTCCACGCTCTACAACGCGCAGCGCTTCACGGACATTCCCGTGTTCGCCAAGCCCGACGAGCTGGTTCTCTTCGTCACGCCCGCCACGCAGGCCGCGCTTGACGTGAACACCCTCGCGAGCGTGTTCAACGTGGACCTCGCCGAAATCAAGTACCGCACCATCCTCATTGACGAGTTCCCCGTGGCCAACGCCGTGGCGCTCCTCACCACGGAGGCGTTCTTCCAGTGCGCCAACAAGCTCTACGGCACCTTCTCGTTCTTCAACCCGCAGACGCTCAGCACCAACTACTACCTCCAGCACCGCGCAATCATGAGCGTGTCCCCGTTCGTCCCCGCCGTGCTGTTCACCACCGACGAGGGCACCACGCCCGCCGTGGTCAAGCAGACCGTCTCCGCCGTCTCCGTGGAGGCCAACCCGACGAGCGCCAAGCCGGGCGACGAGGTGCAGCTCACCGTGAGCCTCACCGGCACCATCTCGCCCCAGACCGAGGGCATCGAGGTCAGACCCGACGCCTGCGTGTTCGAGGTGACCGCCGCGAGCGCCGCGAGCGCCGCGGCCTCCGGCACCCCGATTCAGCTTAACGCCCGAACCTACGTCGACGATGACTTCGTGCTCCACATCCAGAAGACCGGGCTCGCCACGGGCGACGTGCTCACCGTCACGGGCACCGCGACCTACCAGAACCCGTCTGGAACGACCTCGACGTACACCGACACCGCCACCGTCACCATCTCCTAGCGAGACGCGACAGCGGCATATCCGGGGGACTGGCGCGCGAGCGCCGGTCCCCTCTCTCTAAGGAGGTGACACATGGACTTCCCCCACATGGGCGACGCGAGGTTCCCCGACCTCTCGAACGTCGACGTGTTCCGCTACCAGAACGAGGTGGACTACGACCGCTACGGCGCGAGCGGCACCATCAAGGTCTGCAACGTGCCGTGGGACGAGTCCCACAACAACGTGGCGTTCGAGGGCGTGGAGGCGCGCGACGCGTACCTCGACGGCCTTCCCGGCCCCGTGGGCGAGCTTCCCACGGCGTTCCTCGCGCAGCCGAAGGCCACCGTGCAGGTTCCCATGCCCGGAAGCACGTGCCTGCGCTACAACTACTGCGTGATAGACGTTCCGCCGGTTCCGTCCGAGGACGCCCCGCTCATGCACTACGAGGGCGCGCGCAACGTGTCGCGCTTCTGCTACTTCGTGACCGGCGTGGACTTCCGCGCGCCCAACACGACCATGCTCTACCTCTCGCTCGACTCTTGGCAGATGTGGAGCTACGACCTCGACGTTCAGTTCGTCGGCCTCTCGCGCGGTCACTACGGGGTGGCAAAGACCGACGTGGAGACGTACCTCGCCGACCCCGCGCACAACAACGAGCACCTGCTCGCGCCGGACGTTGACTTCGGCAGCTATCAGGTCACGCGAAACTCGTTCGCCAAGACGTTCGATGCCGACGTGTGGATGTGCTTCGCGTGCAACGCGGCACCGAACATCGCCGACTGGGGAACCGTGTCCGACAGCACGGCCCATGTCCCCTACATATCGGCCTACGACAACTGCGGCGTTCCGACCTACCTCACGTTCTGCATCGAACCCTCCGCGTGGGGCCAGTTCTGCCAGAACTGCGACGCGGACTATCCGCACTTCAAGCAGAACGTCATGGGCGTCTTCTTCGTGGACAAATCGCTTGTGACCACCTACAACGACTTCACGTTCGCTGGGACCAGCTGTCACCTGCTCTCGCAAGTGTCCTCTGTAGAGGGCACGCTCCGTGACCTCTCGCGCGAGGACTTCGCGCTTCCCGAGCAGGTGGCCGGATTCGCCAAGCTCTACACCTACCCCTACAGCTACATCGAGCTGACCGACCACATCGGCAACGTGCGGCAGGTTCGCGTGGAGTCCACCACGGGCACCATCGGCTACCAGACAGCCATTCAGTTCGCGATGCCCTACGTCGCCCAGTCGTGCGTCATTACGGGGCTTGGCTCCGGCACCGTGACCTCGACGTGGGAGAACCTTCTCGGCCACACGTTCGAGTCAACCGGCGAGTGGTATCGCACGATGTACAACTGGGACGTGCCCGTGTACGCGGTCACGCTCGCCTCCTCCGTCCGCGAGACGTACGAACGTCTCTACCCGCACAATCAGGCCGTGGTCGACTACACGCGCGACTATGACAACACCATGGCTGTCGCGAACACCGAGCACTCGAACGAGCGCAACCAGACGGAGTGCATGAGCGCGAACAACGCGGCCACGGTGGCCAACAACTCGGCCAACAACGCACGAAAGATTTCAGCTGAGACGCAGATTAACGCGGCGCAGCTCAACAAGCTGACCGCTGACAAGAACGCCGACAACTACATGGTGTACACGGGCAACGAGGCGACTCAGGCCGCGAACACCGCGTCACAGTCCAACAACGAGGCATCTGGTGCCGCGAACGCCATAGCTGGTACCGCTTCCGGCGTCGGCAGTGTCATAACCGGGGCGCTCACCGGCTCCGCGCTCGGCCCCGTCGGAATGGCGGGCGGCGCGCTCATCGGCGCGGCCACGGCGCTTGCTGGTCTCGGGCAGACCATGACGAACACCATGAACACATCCGCATCGCTTCAGGTGGCCTACACGAACAACGACCAGCTCGCAGGTGCCACGACCGCAAATAACATCATGAAGACCCAGACCGCGCAGGAGTACCTGCAAAGCGCGCAGGCGCAGAACAACGACTGTGCGACCGACGTGACCGACAACAACAACTCGCTCCTCAACACCACGACCGTCAACAGCATCGACATGCTCGACACCAACGCGGACAACAACCTCGCGACCGCGAGCGCGAACGCCGAGCGCACGAGGAGCGCCGCGCAGTCGGCCATCACGAACGACACCAACAACATACGCGTTCAGGCGGGTGGCACCTGCGGAACCTTCTCCCACGGTCAGACGGCATCGCTCAGGCCGCGCGGCGTATGGGCAAACGTGGTCACCGAGCCGGACGGGGCGATCCTCGCGGCAGGCTCTCAGTTCGCGCGCTACGGCTACGCCGAGAACGCGTACGTACCGTTCGAGGGCTGGCAGATGATGGGGCACTTCACCTACTGGCAGTGCTTCGACGTGGTGTTCTCCGGGGCGAGCGACATGAGCGTGAGCACAGAGAACGAGATACGCGGCCTTCTGGCAAACGGCATAACGATTTGGACGGACCCCGACGAGATAGGGAGGGTGAGCATCTATGACAACTGAGGCGAAGTCAAGCGCGCTCGTGACCGACGCGACCGAGCCCGACTCGGTTGAGACGCCCGAGGAGCGCAGGCGCACCATTGACGAGCTGCTGGCGCTCGGAACGTATCAGGGAATGACCGACGATGAAATCGAGCGCGTCGTGACCTACCGCGAGCGAATGGCGGCTCTTGTCGAGCGCAACAGCGGGGTGGCAAAGGCAATCGAGCAGGCGCAGAGGAGCGCGGAGGAGCGCGCCAACGCCCAGTACGAGCAGGCGCAGGCCAACTTCCGACTCGCCTGCTCCATCAACCCGACGTTTAGGAAGGTGGTGATTGGCGATGGGCAAGCCTAGCAAGCTGGGGTACGGGAGCTACTGGCAGTCCTCGCGCATCAACCGGGTTCTCTACGCCTGCTTTCTGACGCAGGCCGAGAACGTCGCGCTATCGCGCTTCAAGTGGCTGGGCCTGCCGCCGACGTGCGACGAGCGCTGGCTTGAGCGGTGCCTGCTCTTCGAGAGGCAGGCTACCATCGCGTTCCCCGCCAACATGCCGGGGACGTTCTTCTCGACCAAGTGCGCGCAGTCCGGCTCGCTCAACGTCTACGGCAACCCGACCAAGTGGCGCTCCGTGGGCAACGACGGCTGGTCGTTCGAGGTGAACAACGCGAACGGCGTCATGGTCTACGACAATCTCAACCGCACGCCCACGCTGAACCAGATTGAGGTGCTGTGCCGCGAGCTGGTTGACTGCTTCCGCACCAAGCAGATTAACCGGATGCAACAGCGCAGCCCGTACATCATCAAGGGTCCGAGGAACAAGAAGTTCGACCTCACGCAGGTGATAAAGCAGCTGTTCGGCGGCGAGCCCGCCATCGTCGGCTACCAGAACATGATGGATGACATATCCATAGAGGCGATAGACACGCAGGTACCCTATCTCGGCGAGCAGTTGCAGGAGGACTACGAGAACATCTGGAACCAGATATACCTGCTGCTCGGAATCCGAAACCTGCCATACAAGAGCGAGCGCAGAATCGAGTCCGAGGTGCGCACCCAAAACGAGCCGAGCGACTTCAACAGGCTCTCGTCGCTCATGGCGCGCAGGCAGGCGTGCGACCAGCTCAATAGGAGATTCGGCCAGTATCTGGCGGAGCCAGTCCGCGTCGTGTGGAACGCCGACAACGAGTCCGAGAACCACGACCTAGCGACGAACGTGGCCAAGGCGGCGGAGGCGTTCGACATGAAGCTGGACCTAGCGAAGGCAGGTGAGGAAGATGCCGTATGAGTACGGAAACGAGCCGGACTTCCACGCCGTGGGGACCATCCAGCTCGTTGAATGGGTGGAGTGCGGTCTCGTGGACCTCACGGACGGGACGTGGGAGTTCAACGCGTACGAGGGAGATGACGAGAAGCTTGCCGACCTCTACGAGGTGACGAACGCGCGCGTGCTCAGGAAGGTCGTGGACCATTACCTCTACTACGAGGTGGCCATGCCGCTCTACAAGGAGTGGAAGCACCAGCTGCTCACGCGTCTGAACGAGGTAATGCCCAAGTACATGTGGGCCTACCGCATGCTGGCCGACGGGACGAACCCCCTCACCTCCGAGGATGACTACTACAAGGGGCGCACCATACGCTCGGACTACCCCGAGACGCTGCTGTCGGGCAACTCCGACTATGTGAGCGACGGCACCGACACCGAGACGGAGCGCATCCGCATACGCGACCTCTGGGAGAAGCTGGGCAGCTCGCTCGCGCTCGCCAAGGATATCGACCAGATGGTGATAGATGACGTGGCCGACTGCTTCAGCGGCCTCATGACCGTCAACCTCGACTCCTTCTAGCAGCTCAGGGCGGGTCTCGCACGAGCGGGGGCCCGCCCTCGCATGATATAATCTATGCAACGGATTGGAGGCACCATGGCAACACATGAAATCGCATCGCCCGCTGCGGTGCGCACGCTCTACGGCACTCTGGGGCCGTTCTCGTCGTTCGTGCAGTCCCCACCGGTCATACCCACCTTCTACTATGACGTGTACTCGCAGGAGCAGCGCATCAAGGCCATCTGCCAGAACTTCGCGCGTCTCGTGGCGTACGTGGAGGAGGGCTTCGCCGGGGTCAAGGACGTGGATGACGAGATTCAGGCACAGCTCAACGCCTTCCGCATCTCCATGGAGCAGTCGCTCAACGACCTGCGCGACGAGCTGGTGAAGATTATCGCGGGCGCAACGGGGTCGTTCACCACGACCGACCCGACGGACGAGTACCTCACGAAGGACGCCGGGCAGGTTATATCGAACGTCTACGACTTCGACCGCGAGCTGTCCATGAGCGCGGCGCGCTTCGACGCGGCCAACATCACGCCCGCGATGTTCGACGCGACCGGCATGAGCGCGCGGCACTTCGACACGGCGGCTGCGGCGTGGCTCTACAACCCGACCACGATGGAGACAATCTCAGACGATGACGGGGAGAACGACGGCCTCTCCATCATGCACAAGATTGCAGAAAGCGCGTCCGGCGTGGAGGCGTCTAAGTCCGCCGCCGCGAGCGCCGCTGCGGCCCAGGCCGCCGCTAAGGCGGCGCAGGAGGCGGCGCAGAATAGCGCGGAGCAGGCGGAGCAGAGTGCAAGCAAACTTGACGTGGACTATATGCTCATGTATAAGGGTATCCTTACTGCTTTCAATACTACTGATACGGGATTTTTCAGGGCAAACGGTACAATGAGCGACCCCCAAAACGCACCGTTGGACGGCACGTATGGCTTGCTAATATCTATGTTTATGTCCGACCGCTCATATGGGAATCAAGTTTTCATATCAGTTAATTCTTTTTCTATTAGACAGTACGCAGGCGGAAGGTTCAGTTCTTGGACCAGATTTAATAATTAGGAGGCACTCATGTCCCACACAGCACAGACCACCTACTACGGCCTGCCCATTTACGAGGACAAGGCCGGAAACCAGCCCACGTACCTCGGCGACTGGAACGAGGCCATGCGAACGCTCGACAGCTCGCTGAACTCCGTCGCGGGCCAGTCCTCGGGCGTCGTGAGCACGGCAAATCAGGCGCTCTCCACGGCGCAGCAGGCGCAGCAGACCGCGAACGCGGCCAACACCGTGGCCAACTCGGCGCAGCAGACGGCCAACGGGCTGTCCTCGCGCGTGACCACGGCGCAGGAGAAGGCAGAGGCCGCGAACACCGCAGCGGGTACGGCGCAGTCCACGGCGGAGTCGGCCAACAGCACGGCGCAACAGGCGAGCACGACGGCATCGAATGCGCTCTCGCAGGCGCAGAAGGCGGCGAGCACGGCGGGTACGGCGCAGAGCACGGCGCAGAGCGCGCTGAGCACTGCGAACACTGCGGCACAGAAGCTTACGGGGATTGCAAAAATCGCAATTACTACCACGGCTTTTGATAACTCAGGTGGAAATGAGTACGTTACCATCAACGGTTCTCAAATCATGCAGTGGCTCGGAGAGACCTCCACGGCTGGCAAGACGCTGTTCGTCTATGTTATCAACGGTGACATTAATGCCAGCAGAAACCTCTCCATTCGAACTGTCGCGATTGACAGTGCTACTTGGAACACCCGTGTTTGGCTTGGGAACATTGAGACCACCGCGTTCAGATTCAACGTCATGGTCGGATACACTAATGCCTAGCGAAATGTGTGAGTTTGCCTCGACAATCCGAATCAACTACGTCGCAATGTGTCATTAGACTGCTATAATAGTGGCATGCCATGCGCGCCCCGTCGGCCATGATTCCGGCGGGGCGCTCCTTTGTGTGACTGGGTATAAGTTATTGAAATAAAATATCAAATCTACCGAAAACCTGCTCACCCGCTGCAAGGCGGCAACGGACCCTCGCGCTACAGATACGGAGGGTGCGCAACGTACGAGCGCCAAAGCTCTTCATTGCTCGCATACGGAACGTCGCGCCGCGTCACGCCCGGAACATCACCGGCGATGACGCGTGACCGGTACGCCGCGAGGAGCAGGCCGCGCGCCGTGCTGCTGGCCAGAACATAGATGCCCGCCCCGCTCGCGCATGCCAGTTCCCTATCGGCTCGCGTCTCGTAGCGGAGCACCTGCACGCGCGATAGGTCGCGCACACCGGGATAGCGAGACACGCCCCGCAGCGTGCGATATGCCCAGAAGCTCATATAAACCTCCAATCAGAGAATCCACCAAATTAGGCCGCTCGCACATAGCAGGTAAACAATCAGCGCAACGTCAATCAGCGAGAAAACGACTACAGCTGCCCAATACGCCGCGTCTCCCCTCGACATGCGCCTGCGCGTGCTGTCGCGATATACTCGCCGGCTGCTAAAGTCATATGCGGGGCGCATGTGCGGTCTATCGCTCATCCAAATCACCCGCTATCTTAACGGCTAGAATCGTGTCCGGGGAATCGTCGCTCACTATGTCGATGCGCTGCGCGTAGTGATGCCGGGTAACGACGTTCTGTAGCACATGGCACATGACCCCTATGGCGTCCTCGACGGTATGCGTCTTGGATATACACACGCTGCCAATATTGGCGACGTTTCGGTATACATAGAACATTTGGTCAACCTCCGATGAAATCGCATGAGAACATTACGTGACAATCGAGCTTTCCCACAAAACCACCGTCGCTAGGAGGCGTATCGCAAAAGCAAATCGCGATACGGTGACTGCCAGATGTGGCCGAATCTAGGATATATCGGGCATAAGCTATGCACATCTCGACATTATTCGGCCCATAGATTATGCAACCATCCATTTCGACGTATGTTTCATCACCTATATGATTGCAAAGATAATCCGTGCAGGCGGCCCAATAATCAACGATGCGGCTCATATCCTCACCCCATAAGCAATCTCGCCATCACGATACAGCACACCCCTCGTTGCGCCGAGCCCACGCGCGCGCTTGGCCGCTATCATGAATCTGGCTCCGGCCACATCCGGCGAGACGCTGCCGAGGTCGGCTTCGGCTATCGTGTCTCCGAGATGGTTAAATATCAGATATCTGAAATCCGGCTCGATTGTCTCGTTTCGTTTCGACTTTGATATGAGCCCAATTAGGCACAATATAAAGCCTGAAACCGACATACCGATTGTGACGATTCCGAATATCAGCAATCTAATCACCTGCCTAATAGCAGAAGGCACGACGGTAGGTCATATACAATTCGTCCATGCTTAGGACGCGCACCTCATAGGGTTCCATACAATAGGATATGCAACCGAAGCGTATGGCTAGCCGAACCTGCGCTTCGAGTCTACGGCGGGCTTCACGATGCGAGATGCACCTACCGCCATGCCGCGCTATGTGAGTGAGGCGCGCGGTCTCGGTGCCAAATGCCATGATGTGCGGCTCCTGCGCGCGGTTCTCAGAAGTGATTGCGTATTTCATGTCTAGACCTCCCGATATCGACTATGCACGACCTCCCCGTCGCACCTTCCGACGAGATGTAGCTTATTGGCCAGAGGGTAGATAACTGGGCATGCTGCGGCTATATGGCGCATGGCGTTTGATGATTGCGCCTGCGGAGTTTAATACGTAGATTTCGTAGTAGGTTTTCATGAGGTTAGCTCCTCGTTAGTTATAGCTGTTGCTGTTGTAAGAGTTAATGGCTTCAACCATCATATCGTCAACCAGCGATTTGCCCTCAGATACATAATCAAAGTTATCGGTATCACGATGATACGTGAGAACCCTTCGAGTGTCATTGCGATAAATGGTTTCATTGTCATTGCGAAGCCTAATGATGCGGAACGAAATGTCGTTAGGGTAGCAATCCTCATTGAAACATCTGCTGATATTAATGAGGAGTCGAACGCTGCTGATATAACCAAACGTATCGAACAACTCAGGGAAGTTAGTATTGGTAACTGCTGCGCAGGTGCCAGTGTAGTGATTAATCATTTGATTTCCTCCCGCTAGTAGATTTCATACTCGGTCATGTCCACCATGTCATTCCACGCGACGGTGTTATTCCGGCCAGTCGTGGTGACATGGTAGATATCAAAATCAGAAGTGATTCGCTGCCGGATGAAATACTGGTATCCGAGGTTTGCGTACGGATAGTAGTAGAAATCGCGCGAGAAATTGGCTTCATCGTCCGTCTTCTCGACGTGCTTTGCGAGCGACATGCAGAGGGCATTAACCGTCTTGGCACGCGAGCGGAAGAAAAAACCGTCGCTGCCGTCCTTCGGCTGGGCATAGTAGATGGTGGTTGAAGTGCGGAACATGATTAGTCCTCCTTGGTCTCGATGAAAGAGTTGGTTGCGGAGTCATAGGTGTAGCCGTTCTCGGTCATGTGCTCGGCGAGGTCGAACCAGAGAAAGTCGTTGATGCCGGTTTCGGTTGCGTCCGAGTCTTCACCGAAAAGCTCGTTAAGAAGTGAATCGACGTAATCAATTACATCCTCGGAGCTGTTAAGAACCACCTGCTTCCAAGAGTTGCCACGGACCAAGCTTCAAAGTTACGAATGTCTGAGTTGATTTGGTAGTACATTGTGTTCCTTTCTGTTAGATTGCGTTCCGTGGCTATATATTAGCATCTTACTGCGTTCATCACATTAACTTCATATACT